CTACGATTCGATGTTCTTTCAATGGCGAAAGAAATGATGGATCGTCAATATGATCTAGCAGTTGATGCCACACATATGGCAATGGAAAAGTTTGGTAATGCTACAACTGATCCGAAAGAATTTTTTAAGGAGTATGCACCTAAAATGTATCAGCCTGAAGAAGTTCTTAAAACTGCAAAAGAGCTGTACACTTTTGTTTCTGAAAAAAAGTAATGTACAGAGTTCATACTAACGCACTAAGGCGAGTATGATCTTAACATAGAAAAGGAGAGATAGTCCAGTACGAGGCCTCAGTATTCACTACAATAATACGAAGGATTTATTTGATTTGGCCATCAAACTATCGGGTTGATGTTTATCCTTACAAAACATCCTACCATTTCGAGCCTACGTAGAAATGGATGAATACCGTAGGAAATTCTATCTCGTACCTACAAGGATAGAAGGATTATATAGGGGTGGGGGGTTGTTACCAAATAAACACGCCGGGGGCCACGGTTAGCCCCCACAGTTTAAGGTTTCTAAGTTTGCGAAGTAGTACACCCTAAAGTACCCAAGCTTAGACTAAGTAAGAGTAGAAAGTAATATTCTACTTTTGGCCTTTCTATATTAAAGGATTAATAATGTCATTGAACACACCAAAAACCTTTTCGATAGAAATTGAAAATATCGCAAAAAATAAATCCATATCCCATATGGAAGCAGTACTTTGGTATTGCAATCAAGAGGGAATTGAACCAGATACGATCAGTTCCCTTATTAGTAAAGGACTTAAAGAAAAAATTGAAGCTAATGCAAGGGAATTAAATTTCCTTCCAAGACAAGCACAATTACCAGTATAGGAGACATTATGGGTATATTATTTGTAATCGCATTATTTGGTGCAGTATTTTGCGCTGATAATCAAGAATTTTTAGAAACAGTAAAAAAAGAAAAAGCAGAGGGATATGAGTGGCATTATGTTGGAGTTACTCCTCCAGACCCTAAAGCAAAATCTGTACCTTTACAGGTAGAAGGTCAAGATCCGTATATTTTATGGAAATTAAAGAAGGATTAAAAATGGGATTGGTTAAGGGAGCTATTGTTCTCTTACCAACTTATATTACTGCATTTTTAACAGATAAAATGGTATACGTTATACCAATGCTTGCAGCTGCAAGTTTTATTGCAGCGAGTATAAGTGATGATAAAGTAGAACGTAGAGTGGAAGAAGACGGTTTTAAAAAAGACAATGAGGGCAGTTGACGTTTATTTAATGTATTGTGCGTTGAAAGCTCACTTTAAGGGTGACTATGATTATCATAGATTTAGCGGTCAAACAAAAGTTTCTAGAGATTCGTTCTGGAAACGGAAAGACCGTTTTTTCTTTGTCAAAGTTGGCTACAAATATGATGATGGTGAAGTCCTAGATTATTTAGTTTCAAACTTTATTCAAGATCGTGATGGATATATCGCAAATTTCAATAACAAAAATTACGAAGATTGGGTGCAACGAAAGAAAATGTTCTATGATATTTTCTCTCAAGAATTGCAGCCATTCGTTAAAAAGTTTAATCCCCTATTTGAATGTAACAATAAAACAGGTAGTTTCTGTTATGGCGAGCACCCATTACTCTTGAAGGAATATTTGGGTAAACGTATTTCTTTGGAAACTATGATTATTTTGGATGAACTTGTGGAGTATGGTAAAAAATGGGATAAGGAATTAACATGGGATGATTTTGTTTGGCCTGATGTAAAAAAACTTATGAATAATTACAAAGGGTTCTTGACAATTAACACAAATAAGTATAGAATAAGACTATTGAAACTAATAGAGGAGTCCAGTTGATGGAAGTCACTATGTACCTAGACGGTGATCCTACCGTAAGGGAAGAAGGGTTTTTTGAGAGTAAAGTTGGTACTCTTGAGAACCAAATTAAGGCATTGCAATATGACAATGCCGAGTTGGTGAAAACCAACTCTGAATTGGCAGAGAGAGTTACAAAACTCGCATCACGCCAACCAGCATGGCCTAAGGGGTATCGCCCTCAGCGCCGCAACTTTGTAAAGAGAGATAAGTGAAAAAAATTTTACTTATTCTTCTAACTTCTTCAGCAATTGTTAGTAATGCAATTGCTGGAGAAGGAATACAAGGTGAAAAAGTCTATAAAAAATGTAAGGCTTGCCATTCCTTAACAAAAAATAAGATGGGTCCAGCATTGGGTGATATTTTTGATAAAAAGGTTGGTTCTGTAGAAGGGTACAAATACTCTAAAGCAATGTTAAAATCAGATATCGTTTGGTCTAACTGTACTCTTGATCATTTTTTAACCAAACCTAAAAAATATATCAAAGGTACTAAGATGCGTTTTTCTGGTATTAAGAAGAAATCTCATAGAGATGCTCTTATCAAATATTTGAGAGAAAATCAAACTAAATGAAAGTAACACTTGTCGATCATATGGGTAGTGATCTATCAGTAGTTAATGCTGCTCGTGTATCTTTTGCAAAAGTACATGAAAATTTTAATGAAAAAAAGGACGTTGGATTAATCAATTATCTTGCAAAACATGATCATTGGAGTCCCTTTGGTCATGCATCTATGCAGTTTCATATTAAGGCTCCTGTATTTGTTGCAAGACAATTAGTCAAACACCAAGTAGGGTTGGTATGGAATGAAGTATCAAGACGTTATGTGGATACAGAAGTAGAGTTTTATGAACCAACTAAATGGCGACTTGCAGCAGAAGATAAGAAACAAGGTTCATCTGATGAAACAGTAGAATATAGTGTATATCCAGCCCATGTATTTGCAAAAGAATGTTATGAAAATATGTTAAAAAGGGGTATTGCACCCGAAATGGCCAGAATGGTTCTACCACAATCTATGATGACAGAATGGTACTGGAGTGGTACTTTAATGGCGTTTGCTCGTGTATGCAATCTACGATGCAAACCAGATGCACAAGTCGAAACCCAAATGGTTGCAAATCAAATAGATAAACTTGCTGAAGGTTTATTTCCTACATCTTGGAAGGCTTTAAGAGATGACATATAATGGTAATGAAAGTAATCTTATAACAGTAGATAAGATTATTGTTTTAGTGGAAGAAATTGCTGTATTGAAAAGTCGATATACAGAACATGATACCGGCAATCTACGAACAGCCGTAAATGTACTTGAAAATAGAGTACAAGAATTAAAGGAAAGAGTTCATGATTAATACATTTATGTTGTTATTAGCTTTCACTCTCACTGATCCCAGTGGTGTAGATAGGGATGAAAGGGTTCATGTTTTATCTCGACATTTTGATACAGAATCAGAATGTCAACAATTCATTGTAGATTGGAAAGATACTATAGAGACACAAGGTGTTGATACTGTCCAAGGAATGCTTAAAGAAGGTTGGAAAATTAAACTAGACCATATTGGTTGTACGGAGAAGCCAAATCTCTAATAGACATTTAATATTAGGTAATGGTGAATCACGTAGTTGGTTCACTCCAAAAAAACTTAATACTGCAACCACATGGGCTTGCAATGCAGCTTATCGTGACGGTATTGCAGATAATCTTGTTTCAGTAGATTATTCTATGCAACAAGAAATTTATACATCTGGTTACTCTCTGACAAATAGATGTTTTTTTAATAACTGGAGTAAACTACCAGCTAGTATTAGTGAAACATTCTTTATAGGATTTGATATTCCAGAAGAACTTATTCATGAAGCAAATGCAAACGATCCTAGTGGTGAGTGTGTAATTTCGGGTAAAGACCCTGTTACTCTTTCTGAAAAAATAGAACTTGCTATTCAATTAAATCCAGAGTTAGATATTTCAGATTTAGTACAAAAAATGGAAAAAGATATGGGTGTTTGGATCACTCATTTGGAAGAAAGAGATATGGTATCTTCTATAGATTTTCCTGTAGGATGGTCAGCTGGTAGTACATCAATACATCTTGCTTGTCAACAAGGGGCAGAGGAAGTGTATATGTTAGGTTTTGATTTGAGTAGTTATGTAGAACCCCTAAATAACATTTATAAAGGTACAGACAATTATTTGCCTGCATCTTCAAAAGGGTTTAATTCTGTTAATTGGATGACCCAATTGAAAACTGTTTTTAAAGAATTTCCAGACACTCAATTTTATTGGGTAGATTGGGTATATGATACTCCACCTTGTTATAATATTAATAACGTAGGGTACTTGACAAAAACAGAACTTTGTGATACATTAAACATACTTTAACATACGATTATACATTTACATAAGGAGAAAAATATGTCGTTAAACGCAATGAAGAAGTCTGATTCGTTAGACAAACTGCTCGGTGCAGCTGAAGCAGAAACTAAACCCCAAGAAAAGAAGTCATACGTTGATGAACGTCTGTGGAAACCACAACTGGATAAAACTGGTAATGGTTATGCAGTCATTCGTTTTCTTCCGGCACCAGATGGTGAAGAACTTCCTTGGGCAAAGGTCTGGAATCATGCATTCCAAGGGCCTACTGGTCAATGGTATATAGAGAACTCTCTTACTACTATCGGTCAAAATGATCCAGTATCAGAACACAATACTCGTTTGTGGAACTCTGGTGTTGAATCGGATAAGGAGATTGCACGTAAGCAAAAGCGTAAGTTGCAATACTTCTCTAATATCTACGTTGTTACGGATACTAAAAATCCTGATAACGAAGGTAAGGTTTTCCTTTATCGTTTTGGTAAGAAAATCTTTGATAAAATCATGGAAGCAATGCAGCCTGCATTTGATGATGAAATTGCTATTAATCCATTTGATTTTTGGAAGGGTGCGAACTTCAAATTGAAAATTCGTAAGGTTGATGGTTTCTGGAACTATGATAAATCAGAGTTTGAAGCACCATCTGCACTTTTAGATGATGATGATGCTTTGGAAGAAATGTGGAAGAAACAATACTCTCTCGCAGAGTTTACTGCTTCTACTAACTTCAAGTCATATGATGAATTGAAAACTCGTTTGGATACAGTCCTGTCAGGTACAGTTTCTACTAAAGATAATGTAGTTAATATGACTACTCCTTTTGATGATTCACCATCTGAAACTGTTGTTGTTGATACTACAGAGGAGCCTGCTCCTACAGTATCTGTTTCTTCAACTGATGAAGAAGACGATACTATGTCTTATTTTGAAAAACTTGCAGAGGATAATTAATATGCAAAAATTTATTATGGTTGCACTTGCAACAACTTTGATGTCAACTACGGCAATGGGTGGGGAGCGGACAGTAACCGCTCCCACTCCCAAATCAATTACACTTGTTTGTTCTGATGATGTACGTCAAGGAACAATAGTATTATCCAATCCACCCAAATTTAGTTGTAGAGATTATGATCTTGTAACTAAGGTTGTTGGTACTGGAATTACTGTTGGCCCTGATGCAAACGTCAATAGAATTACTGCTGCATTACGGCGTGCAAATGAAATTAAAGTAACTAAGAAGGATGGAGTAGAAACCCATGATAGTGGACGCACTACTGTTCGTTGGAGAGACAACGATAATTCTAACAACCACAATAATAGGGTCACTACTGAAACTAGTTCTCTAGATGATTTCTATGGTAATCGTTCCAAGTATGAAAAATGGTTAACCGAAACTGGGCCTCGTGGTATGGAAGATAAGTTTCCAGGCACTACTCGTAATATTAAGTGGTTTAATGAACTAGCTCCAATACAAGTATCTGATGATCCTTCTGGACGTTGTTCTGGTTGGATTAATTTGAATGATATTCTTAGTGGAAAATGTGGAAGAGTGAAAGTTCAATTACCATAAATACTTAAAACATTTCCCTGGGCTACTTTGATGAAAACCCCTCTCTTGTAGAGGGGTTTTTATTTATGTAGCTAATGCAGCTAGTAAATTGGGATCTGTTTGATTCACAGTTTTAGTTTGATATGTATTATTATCAACTTTGTTCATAACATTATTCATATTAGATGTTGGAGCACCTCCACCAGCACCCGCTGCACCTCTATTCATACCGGCTCGTAACATTTGACTAGTTCTTGCAGTGGACATTACCGTACCAGAACTACTGGGTAATATCAACTCCGGCCCCATTTCACCAACCATCATGGGTTTACCTCTACTAAAATTACCTCCAAATCTAAAAGAATCTGAAGCGCCAAATGCAGCTGCTGCTGTTTCACCAAATATACTGTTAAAAGCGTCTAATATAACACCTTTTGCTGATTCAAGGGGCGATGACCACTCCCACGGGCTTAATGCATCTTTGAAAAAATCTGATTTCTTTATACTATCCGATATTCCAGCAAAAGGATTTTTAAAATCAAAACCAAAGTCGGGCATTGTTATACCACCTGAGCCACCAGTGAAACTAAATTCCAATAATCCAGTACCATCACCTTTCCATAAAAATTCTGAGATTGCTTTAATAGCCTTTACAACCAAATCGCCAATAGTAAAATTTTCGATATTAGCAATTTTTTTGGCAGCTTCATCAAATCCAAATATTTCAGCTAACCATTTTCCTACACTTTTAACTCCTGAAAAAACTATATTTGGTAAGAATGTAAGTGCATTAAATGCACTTGCAACAATATCTGATGTGCTATCAAACTTAAACATTTTACCTAACCACTCTTTAATACCGCATAAGGCCATTGATATTAATTCACTAAATATACCTTTTTTCAAAATATCATCACCTTCTTCATCTTTTACAAATGCCCATGAGAGAATACCTTTAATCCAAGTTTTTAGGTTTCCCCATACTTCAGAAACATATTTTCCAAGATTAAAATCATCAGCGGATCTGCCGGTGCCCCACGACCAGAATTCGAGCAAAGAACATTTTATTGATTCTATTAAATTATCCCATGTTTTAGATACCCATTTTCCAAAACCATCAACCGCTTGCGCTATTTTTTCACCGCCAAAATACCCAAGAATAGTACCAATTAAAGCACCAACAGCACCACCAATGAATGTTCCAACGATTGGGAAAAAACTACCTAATCCAGCACCTATTAATCCCCATTTAAGTGCTTGACCTCCCATTCCTTTTAAACTTGCGGGTTTTCCTGTGCCACCAAACATACCACCTATTGCACCGCTAAGTTTAGATACACCCCATTCTTCTGATAGGAACCATCCGTCCCATGCATCCTTAACTGCCATGGCAACACCAGTAATAAGCGCCGCTGGGCCTAATTTTGTGCCTATTAATTTACCAATACTCTTCACTCCTGTATACAGTCCAGCTACACCAAAAGTTTTAACTGCAAGAAGTAAAGCAATAGATGCTAATTTTCCTTTGTGATCACCCAATAATTTTTTAATATTTTCCCAATTAGGATCATCCCACACAGCACCAATATCAGTAATAAAACTTTTTATATCCTTCCCAACATTAGTCAACAATTCAGTCAATTTTGGTATTAGTTTGTTTTTCCATTCTTTCCAAGTGTCGCTATCTAAAAATTTTAAAAGTGCAAATAATGCTGCAGCGCCAGCCATAGCCATTATACCTACTTTTACTTTCCCCCCAATATTTTTACCTAAATTAACTAAATTATCTTTTATACCTTTTAATGGACTCATTAATTTTGTTAGATGATTTTTTGAATCTTTTTTACCTTCTGCTTCTGCAGCAGTTTCTTTTTTGGGTCGGGTGAAAAAATTTTTTAGTTTACTTAAAATCTTTCCTGATTTTTCTATTTCTTCAGTAGTTTTTTCTTGTTCTTCTTTAGAGCGCTCAGTTGAGATTTTTTCAATTGCACTAGAAAGAGTTTTTGTCTGTTGATCTATTGCTTTGACAACTTCATCAGCCATTATTCATCTCCACTACTACTACCACCAGAACCACAATAGAGTCCAAACCATGCAGCACCAGCACCTACGATAACAGAAATAAATGCGCTCTGTGCATTAGATGGTTCTGGAAGAGACATAAACCATTCGGTTGTTCTGAAGAACATAACACCATAAAGAGTAATCAATAAACGTGGCCAGATACGCCATTTATCTATTTTAGAAGAGGTAATATTATTATACCATGATACTGGTTCTGGAGCAACTTCTTCTTCATCATCGTCTACAACTACTACTTTAGCCATTTTTCAACTCCTCAATTTGTTCTTTATTATCAGCAATTCTACTTCTATTATTTATGGGAGTTTTGTCGAAAACTATCTTCTCTAATTTAAGATAATCTATACGTTCATTAGGTACATATCTCCAAATGTAATCACCATCAAATTCACCATGAGTTTTCTGTATACCAAA